GAAGACGTAAACTACTTCAAAGAGAAACTTTTCGCAGCCCTAAAGATACCCAAAGCTTTCATGGGATACGAAAAGGATTTGACAGGTAAAGCTACCCTTGCAGCAGAAGACATTCGTTTCGCAAGAACAGTTGAAAGGATTCAGAAGATTGCAATATCTGAACTAACCAAAATCGGACTAGTACACCTATACGCAAATGGATACACGAACGAATCAGCCGCAAATTTTACGATATCTCTTACTAACCCTTCTATTATCTACGACCAAGAAAGGATAGCGCTATTCAAAGAGAAAGTGGATCTTGCAAACCAAGCTATGGAGTCTGCACTATTGCCAAGGGACTTCATCTACGACAAGATATTCCACTTCTCAGAAGATCAGTACGCAGAACTCGAAGATCAGATACTCGAAGACAAGAAGAGAACGTTCAGATACAAACAGATCGAAGAGGAAGGAAACGATCCTTCAGAATCAGGACAAGCGTTTGGTACTCCTCACCAGTTGGCAAGCCTATACGGAGGAAAGGGAGATTCAAAATTGGATCTACCTACGGGATACGACGAACTGAATCCTTACGAGCCTAAGAAAGTTCCTGGAAGGCCACAGAAGTACAAGTCTATAATCGGAACAGATCAAGACGTATTCGGTCGCGATCCTCTTGGAAAGAAAGGAATGAAGTCCTCGGAAGAAAAGGGAGAAGATTCTATGGATCTATCGCTCGGTCTAACCAACGAAAACACCATGGGAATCTACTTGCAAAACAAAAAAGCCCTAGAGAAACTTTTTCCTGTTAGAAAGACAAAACTGTTCGAACAACCAGATGTTTTGAACGAAGATAACATCATTGATAATTTAGACTAGGCCCTATATATTTATAAACAGGAATTTTTATATTCAACATGGCACTAAAGCATTCTAAATTTAGAAATCCGGGCATACTTTTCGAACTTCTCGTTAGGCAAACGACAGCCGATCTCTTGCAAAATAAAGACTCAAAAGCGGTAAAAATACTAAAGAAGTACTTCACAGGAACAGAACTCGGAAAAGAGTACAATCTCTATAACTCGTTCATAAATACCGAAAAACTTCACGAAACTAAGGCTGAAATATTCATGAACACTCTGATAGAAGAGTACAAGAAGTTGGACTACGAAAAGCTTAAGAGAGAGAAGTATAACCTAATTAGGGAGATCAAGAATAGCTACGATTTGGACAACTTTTTTAAGGCCAAGATCGATAATTACAAACCTTACGCTTCCATATACATCGTTCTAGAGTCTCAGAATAACAAATCGAACGTAAACCAGATAGTAAGCAGCAAAATAACGATGCTTGAGCACATTTGCGGAGAGCAAATGAACGATAAACCGGCTTCTACTCAGATCCTACAAGAGTTCATGAGTCAAGACAAAGAGATCAGATTGCTTGCTTACAAAATTTTAGTAGAAAAGTTCAATCAGAAGTACGTTGGACTTTCACAGGAGCAAAAAGATATTCTAAAGGAGTACATAAACAACATTTCCGATACAAAGAATCTAAAGATATACCTCAACAAGAGACTTACAGAGATAAAAACTACACTAGTAGACCTATCTAAGTCAGTAAACGATCAGGTGACTTCTATAAAACTCAAAGAGGTAGTCAAACTCATCAAACCTATACACGAGAACGAGTCAATAAAGGACGAAACCGTTTCAACCCTGCTTCAGTACTACGATTTAATCAACGAAATTAAAAATGTAGATGCTAAATGATAGACATGCAATCATATTTCAAGAGTTTGATGTCTGAAATAGAAGAAAACTCTGTAACTGGTGGTGGTGAAGCCTACTTACCAGGTCTTGACGTTCCAGAAAAGAAATACAAAGCAGGATACACAAAAAAAGTAGAAGAATTAGAAAACTCCGGATACAAAGAAGTCAAAGGATTCCGTCCAGGTCACACAAAAGACAGGGGAGGTTTTCAATACAAAGACCTTTGGGACCTAAACGAAGAACAGTTTAACGAATTAATATCTAGACAAGACAAAGATAAGGTGGAAAAGCTTCTGGATCTTGTAAGAGACAAAGCTCCTGATCTTTACAGAAAGTTTTTGAGCTGGATGAGCGAACCTTATCCACACGATTACGAAGAGTTCGCAGCCGCGGCAGGAGTTAACGAACGCGAACAGAAAGAAAGCGGAGAATTCAAGATTGGTGACAAAGTGGAGATCGTAAACATGTGGCCTGATAAGAGCTACGGTCAAGTCGTTTCTTTCGACGATGATCTAGTATCAGTAAATGTTACAAAAGGCGGAGGATCCACCTTCACCAGGCAAATGATGATACCTAGGGACAAACTCAAGCTTCAGGGAAGCGAAGAGAAGAAAAAAGAAAAGAAAGAAATGGAAAAAGAACCCATAAAAGAGGGACTTAAGACCGAGATAAAAGTCAGAAGCAAGAAGCAACAGTTTCAAGAGGCCACAAAGATGGTCAATAAGAAACTAAAAGAGATAAATAGTATACTTGAACTAGCAAAAGATCTAAAAACAGATCTAAACGAGGTCGAGTGCGAGTCTTGTAATAGGATGATGGAGAACATGAAGCGTAACGTTGCTGAAGCTTACAAAAAAATGAAAGATCTCTAACATGAAAAACCAAGTAAAAAACCTACAGAGAATAGCGGGAATAATCAACGAAGCTGTAGAAGAAGGCGATCGTGTTAAAGTAGTGTACGGTAACGAATTCTACGGAGAAACCGGAACCGTTGAGGAAGTTAGGGGTGGATTTATCGTAGTTAGCATAGACGGTCAAGACGGCGAGTACAGCATGCACATGTCCGATGTAGAAAAGATAGAAGACGAGGACGATGATGATGACTTCTATGACGAAATGGATGAGAGTGAGATCAACGAAGCTGCGAACGTTCCTGAAAACATTGCTAAATTTGCAAAACGCAAAGGTATATCTTCTCTAGTAAAAAAAGTTGCCAATTGGGCAGAAAAATCAGGCAAAAAGATAAGAGGCGGTACAGCGATAGGAAAAAATTACGATTTACTTGTACTAGATCTTACGCATCAAGGAGGTGAAATTGACATCTATATCGAAAACGAAACAGTTGAATTGTATGGACAACCTGTTTCCGATGCAAAATCTTTCGCAAAAATATTAGCGCATTATCAACCAGATCAAGAAAATCAATAAAGTATGGCAAAAGCAAAATCAGCAGGCGCATCGGTAAAGATCAGTTTTGGTAAAAGAAAAAAAGGAAAATCACAAAAATCTTTCAACAAACACGACAGATCTGAAAAGAACTATCGCGGACAGGGAAGATAAATATTTATTAGCATGACAACAGCTAAACTATACCAGAAGCTCCGCGCAGGAGAGATAAGCAAGCAGAAGTTCTTGTACGAAGTAAGAAGGGATTTAAACCTTCCTTGGGTAACCAACGTAACTTCTTACGAAGACGCTGTTAAGATCCTTAAGAACAAAGGAATCATCAGCGAAGGAGCGACCATGCCGCCGATGCATCACGGTCAGGGAACTCCAGATCACGAAGGAGCTGCTTACGACTACAACGCTGAAGTTAACGAAGACGAATACAACGACGAGTGGACTAACAAGAGAGTGATGTACAAAGGAAAAACCGCAACTGTATTTGGAGCAGCCGATGGAAAGCTAGATTTGCAGTTTGATGACGTCAAAAAAACGACCATATCAAATGTTCCTGAAGAAGAAGTAAAAATCATAGAAGAACTCAACGAAGCTCACGATCTAACCACTCTTCAAATCATAGACAGACTTAATCCATACGCTTTTAAGAGAGCAGTAGAGTACGAAATGAAAAAGCTTAAGGTGTTGGACGATATATCTTACGAAAAAGTTAAAGAGAAGGTTGCCAAAAAGATGGCAAAAGACCCTTTGGCTTACAGATACACTCAGCTTACCAACGCAAAGCAAGTAGAAAAGGACGACAACAGATTGTCAATGACTCCCGTCAAAGGCAACAATTTCGTTGATAAGGCCAACGAGATGAAGAGGATCAAAGGTCACGCTGACGAAAAGAAAAACACGTCCACTCCTAAGACAGAGAACAGAAAAGGAAAACCAAAAGGAGTCAAAGAGATGAAGGGAAGCAAGAAAAAGCCTGCTGAAGTAAAAGACGTGATGAAGCACGAGACAAAAGAAACAGTGCTTAACGAAATGGCAGCTTTTTTCAAAAAAAAAGATAGGTTAAAAGAGAACGACGGTACAGTTTCCGGACTAGTGCCTCAAGAAAGGACCGATTTTTATCCTGGTCACGAGTGCTGGACTCCAGACGGAGCAGGCAACGTTATAGAGAGGAAAGGATCGATAGTAACCGTCAAATTGGAAGACGGAAGCCAAAAGGATTATACGCTCAACGTACTCGATGCCGCTAAAGAGAAGCAAGCTCAAGATCAGATGGCAAAAGATAAAGCAGAGCGCGATCAAATGTGGTCAAATTGGGACAAACAGGGTCACAAAACTTTCGGCGGAGAACTTCCTTACGCTCCAGAAGATATTCACAGCCTTCTCAAGAAACTTAAAAATATCACAGAGAAGCTGAAGATGAAAAAGGAAGGCGAAGCACTAAAAGACAAAGCAGGAAACGTTACTTACGCATCAGACGCAGAAGCTCCAAGCATAGTACAAAACGCAGCTAAAAAAGGCATCAAACTAACAAGACAAAAAGTATAAATGTCAAAACAACTTCTCATAGAGTACGCTGCTTTCGTTCCCACCAAAAGATTGAACGAAGGGATAGGAAGCAGATCAGGTAACATGATCGTTTCCGGACTGGTTCAAGCGTGCGACAGACCGAACGCAAACAGAAGGATATACCCCTACGAAACGCTACACACTCAAGTTGAGAAGTATTTAGAGGGTCCGATAGCAGAAAACAGAGCGTTGGGAGAACTTGATCACCCAGAATCAAGCGTAGTTAACCTAAAGAACGTTAGTCACAACATATTGAAACTTTGGTGGGAAGGAAAAGAGCTTTACGGAGACATCGAAATCCTACCAACGCCTTCAGGAAACATACTAAAGGAGCTTTTTAAGAATAATATCACAGTTGGTATCTCATCAAGAGCTCTTGGATCGGTAACTCCTATCGGTGAGGGCTTGGTGCAAGTAGAAGACGATCTAGATCTTATATGTTGGGACTTTGTTTCTCAGCCATCTACGTACGGAGCGTACATGAAGCCACTGTCAGGACTTAACGAATCCTTTAATAGAACTATCGTTAGCGAAAATAAGTACTCCAGAGCGAACAGGATGATCTCTGAGATCATTTGCAGCGTATCAGGAGAGTGTTGCATAAGGTAGTACCGAAAAATTTTACGGTTTCACCGCATTTTATACGAATTTACGTATATTTATTGTCAAATGTCTCGGTTCTATTGCGAGACTATACTGAAAATTCTTATATTGTCCGACTTTTCCTACCAATGGACAATTAAAAATCAAATTTTTTAAAAAGATGGAAAACATTTACCAACAAGCAATTGCTGATGCTAAAGCTCTACGCGCATCCGCTATGGCGAACGCTAAGGCAGCATTGCAAGAAGCTTTTGAACCAAAAATCGAAGAGATGGTTCGTTTGAAACTATCTGAAGAGCTTGACGAAAAGGTCGAAGAAGATCTTGAAGAAGGCTACGAAGAGGCAAACGAAGGCATGGGAGCAGATTCCGAACACATGGAAGAAGCCGAACTCGATGAATCAGAATTGGACGAAATTCTAGCTGAGCTTGAAGCTCTTTCAGAAGAAGGATCCAAAGATACAGAGAGCTTGGAAGAAGCCGAAGAATTGGAAGAAGCAGAGGAAGAAGAGGTAGAAGACGAAGTCGAAGACGAAGAAGTTGAAGGTGAAGAAGGCGCAGAAGAAGAAACAAAAGAAATCACAGTTTCTTTGGGCGACCTAAAGGACCTTATCGACAAAATCAAGAGTCTCGATCCAGAACTTGCTGGCGAAGAAGCAGCTGAAGACGAAGTTGAAGCTGTAGAAGACGAAGAGTCTATCTCCCTTGACGAAATCCTCGCCCAATTGGAAGAAGAAGGTCTAGAAGAAAAGAAGCACCACGACAAGAAAGAAGAGATGCAAGAAGAGAAGCACGAAATGGAAGAAGAGAAGATGAAAGCTCACGAAGCCGAACTCGAAGAGGCTAAAGCTACCATCACCCAACTCCAAGAGTCTCTCAACGAAATCAACCTCTTGAACGCTAAGCTTCTTTACATGAACAAGATCTTCAAAGCCAAGACCCTTAGCGAATCTCAAAAGATCCAGGTTGTTAAAGCTTTCGACAAAGCAACATCAGTAAAAGAGGTTAAAAACACTTTTGAGGTTCTTAACGAGTCAGTGAACGCGAAAAAGAAATCTCAAATCCAAGAATCATTTGGATACGCTTCAAAACCAGCGGGCGTATCACCTCAGGCTAACGTGATCGACGCAGATCCTTTCGTTAGCAGGTGGCAAAAACTAGCGGGTATCTAAAAACAAAATTAATTTTAACAAACAATGGCAAACCTAGTACAATCCCTACTAAACGAGTCAGCTAAAACAGCATACACTGACCAGTTCAGCGTAGCTAACAAGCTTTCGGCTAAGTGGGCAAAGTCTGGCCTCCTTAAAGGCCTCAACGAGGGCGACCGTTCTAACATGGCCGTTATCCTCGAAAACCAAGCTAAGCAATTGGTTGTTGAATCTTCTCAAACTAACGGTGGTTACACTCCTGGCCAATCTGGCAACGCTAGCTTTACAGCAGGTGTTGGTGAGCAATGGGCTGGTGTAGCTCTTCCTTTGGTTCGTAAGATCTTCGGCCAAATCGCTTCTAAAGAGTTCGTTTCTGTTCAACCAATGAACCTTCCTGCAGGTCTTGTATTCTATCTTGACTTCCAGTACGGTGACACAAAGAGACCTTTCTCTTCTGGCGATTCAGTTTACGGTACAGCAAGCGCTAACTTCGGTAACCAAGCGGCTGGTGCCCTTTACGGTGCTGGTAAGTTCGGTTATTCTTTGAACCAATTCAGCGCTTCTGGCGTAACTGCAACTGCTTCTACAGCTTCTTACGCTGACGTTAACTTCGATGCTAACTTCTCTGCATCTGTTGTTAATCAGCAAATTAAGAAGTTGACCGTTGCAATTTCATCTATCGACAGCACTCTTGACACAGATGCGGTAAGGTCTTTCATTATCACTTCTGGATCAGTTGCAGTTGCTGATAACTTGCAAGCTTTCCACCAAATCAACGGTACTAACGTAGAATTCTTCGTATCAGCGTCTACTGCAGAGATTCCAACTCTTAACGCCTTCCTTATCACCTACAACAAAGCTA